TTCATATTGTCCTCCTGCCATACACGATAATACAAGCGAGCACACAGATATAGAAATACTTAAAACAACTATAGATAAATTAGTTGCTATAGGTAAGCCTGTGCGTCTTAGTTTTACAGGCGGAGAACCTACAGTACATCCTAAGTTTGAAGAGCTAATCAATTATGCTAAACACGTTGGCATACATTGGATCAGCGTGACTACCAACGGCACACGCAAGCCCGAATGGTACGATAAGTTGCGTGTAGATCAATTTGTGTTTAGCGTACACTTTGAATATGACTACAAACGAATTATACATACTATAACAAGCCTTAAGAACTTTGCTAAAACATCTATTGTTGTACAGCTAATGGCACACCACGATCATATGGCAAATGTTAAAGATGTTGCAGAATATTTAAAAATTATGGAGTTTCCTTTTACTGTGCGTAGGATACGCTGGACCGAAGGAGACCATAATATATTTGACGATATGCGATATCATCCTGATGATTTTAAATGGATGATGGATCAAGAAGCTACAGTTAAGACTAATGTTATCATTTGGTTAGATGACAAGTATACTCAAATACCAAAACATGCTAACGATGTAATCAAAGAACACCTTAATCAATATAAGGGATGGTCATGCAACGCAGGTATAGAAAGCCTAATGATTAATTGGGACGGAGACGTACACCGGGCAACTTGTAGAGTTGGTGGAAGACTCGGAAATATATACGAGGGAACATTCGTTGTACCTAGTGAACCAGTAGTTTGCGATCGTGATTTCTGTACCTGCGCGGCTGATATTCCATTAACTAAGTTTAAACTTTGATTGCTGTGTTTCGCAAGCACACAAACAACTCTTAATAGAGCATATAGAAGGTTTGAATTCAGGATCAAACTTTTCTACAAAATCTTCATCTAATATATTAAACGAATAATCAAGTCCGTAGACCTTTTGCTGGCAAGATCCTTGTATCGCACCAGTCCACTCAATAAAAACGTTATCTAAGCCGATATCACAACTCCATCCTTCAAACGCTGTCCAATTCTTATTAATATATGTATTAGACTTGGCTTTTATAGTTTTGCCATTATCCATCGTGGCTACACTTTCGTGAAGTCTTATTTCACCACCAAGTATCAGTTTTCTATTTTTCCAGAACCATAATAGATTAGGTATTCGTTTCAACGAATTTTTTAAAAATCCTTTTTGTTCTTTGGTTAATTGTATATCATTGGCATCAATAACTTTAATGCCCTTAATGTTTGCAACTTCTGGTTCAATAACTTCGCAGGTTGTTATAAACCACGGATGTTTACTATGCTTTTTCATATAAGCAATTACATCAATACCTTTCTGCCAATGCTTACGATCCATTAAGACTTTTACAGTAACCTTCTTGCCATATTCAAATAATGTATCTGCTACTGCAATCATATGGTCTGGATCTGCTTCTGCTATATGATATGATAGCCCTGCATTATCGATTAGGTGTCCGTATTCTTTCCACCAGCGAAGTGTTCTTGATCCGTTACTGATTATTGTAAAATAGATATCGTTTTCTTTTTTAACTGCTTCGATGAATCTACCAAGGTCTTTCCATAGAGTAGGCTCGCCGCCTGCTATACTAAGATGTATTTTTGTTTTACCTAACTTAGTTCTATATCTTTCAATCATATGATTGAAGTTTTTGATTATAAGCTCTAAATTCTGTGGAGAACGATAAGTTCCCGCATTACTACCAGGCCAGCAGTATTCGCAATGATAATTACAAACGTTATTAGGATTCCATCTTACTGCTAGAATATTAGATTGCTGTGTTGATACAATTTTTATAGGTTTCATAATATATGTTCTAGCTCCGGAAAAGTATTTTTAAAATCTGTGCTACGTTGTTTATCCATTGTAGTGATATAATCTCTAAAGTCCGGCAACAGATTAGTATGGTCTTCTTTATCCATCCAATCTAATATTCCTTCCCAGCGTTTCCATCCGTAAGGGTTAACTTCCCAAAACTCTTTGTCCTGTGTGTAATTCTTCCACAGCCACTCCTGTAGTTCAGCAAACAGGTTACGAACTTCTGCTTTATCCTCTGCGGGCAACACACGTAAACTTAGCCATGTAGGAATCCAAAGCAAGTGTACTCCAACTAATCCACCGCCCATTATATGTCCTGCGGCGTTCTTATCAAAGTTAACTTTCTTAAAGTTCATACGCACTTTCCATTTGATAAAATCTGGAACGTGTTTGATGTTTAGGATTTGTACGGCCATAGCAATATTAGTTTGTATGTTGTCTGGAGCATTGTCTAATTTGATTAGATTCTCCTCTACAGTCTTCCAATCTAACGGATGACGTATGTATTCGCCGCGCGGTCCAATACCATCTAAACTAACGCCCACTTTAACTTTACGGAACTGGCTCCATATTTCAATAATTTCATCACTAACAAGTATACCATTAGTGTTGTAACGCAGACTAATTTGCCCAGCGTAACCACGTTTAATGATTTCTAAAAGAAACACTTTATGTTCTTTAATTAATAATGGCTCGCCGCCTGCAAAGTATAGTTGTTTGATGTTAGGAATTTGATCGTAGACTTCTTCCCAAAACGCAGGGTTCTCGTGCCACTTGTTGTTGAAGTCATCTGCTTCCCAACTCATTTGTTTCTTAATCAAAGGGCTGGTGAATATAGGAAATACTTTCTTATGTTCCGGAACCCACATACTTGAATCATGCGGACTGCACATAATACATTTTAAATTACAGGTGTGTCCTAAACGTAAGTCTAAGTATTGTAACTTGTAAGGCACTGACCCATCTAATTCTGTTTCAGCAATTAGTTCTTTGATATCAATCTTTTCATTAAGATACCATGTGCCAGTTTCCCAAATGCGTTTGCTTGCTATTCCTTCTGCTTCTTCTTCGTAGCACTTAACACAGCTTGCAGGTACTTCTCCTGCTAACATAGTCTTGCGCACTGACTTCATGTAGTCGTTGTTAAATGCTTCTGTAGGTAAGTCCTGAGCAAAGTTAGCAGGATTACCATTTTCTTTTTTAACTAGACCTACAGTATAGTCACCGGTGTCTGCACCAGATGCATTTGCAACACAACATATACGCATATCACCATTTGGGCGAGTTGCAAGATGTATCCATGGCAACACACAAAAACTAGGACTACCGGATACTTCAGTTATCTGTTGTTGCCATTTACCTAGCTGAGTAGTTTCTGATTGTAACCAAAATACTTTATTCATTAACTATATTACTCATGTTTGCATTTCTTTGTTCTTTTATACTTATGAAAGGCTTGTTATCACTACACATTATTATACAGGTTGAACTAGACTTGTCTTTCCATTTCTGTTGCCACATTGTTTGCCACTGTTCAGTTTCGATAATGTTTCTTAGCCCGGACTCTAATACATTTAATCTTGGAAAATCTAATACCTGCTGACGCACTTTCTCACCTTCGCTTACAACAGAATCTTCTTCATATAGATCGTACGATGATAACAAATCAATATCGTAGTTTGTGTAAAGGAACGCACTTATCATACAGCAAGGGCTTAATTGATAATGAGCATCTATGTATAATTCCTTGTCATTAAATGCCATGCAATTTATTCTATCCGCATGTGGCCAATCCTGATGTCCTTGTATGTCTGCTTTACCAATAAACTTAATTTCGCTGTCGGATGGTTGTTCTAAGTTGTACAAGAACTTGCCTTGATTATCAACAACAGGAAAGGGCCTAGCATTTCGTCTGCTGTCTTTTACATTAAAATTTGCAAAGCCCATTTTATCAGATAACTCTCTAGCGGATCCGACTTGATGCTCGTTGTGTTTAAATCTAATAAACATCCATTCGGCAACGCCGCCTTCGTCTATAAATGTTTTAGCATTCTTTAAGACCAAATCGTAGTTAGTACCGACACGATATAAACTGTGTGTATCTGCTAGACCATCAAGAGCAAACACTACAATATGGTTGTCTGGTAATGCTCGATATAAACGTTTCCACCAATCAGTTGATCTTAGACTGCCATTTGTGTGTATCTCTACTCTAATAGTAGGCGCTTGAATTTTAATATACTCGCACATGTCGATAAGATCAGCATTCATTAAAGGATCGCCGAAGTTTCCACAAAAGTTAATTCTTTCAAGTTGTGCTAACACATCAGTTGGAAATATCTTTACGAAATCAGCTAAGGACCATTCGTTAATAGACAGCAAAGGATTATCGATGCCACCGTGAATGTTTCGAGGACACATAGGGCAAGACGCTTGGCATCTATTGCTAATCTCTAAGTGTACTCTTTTAAATTCGTTAAAGTTAAACATTCTTTTTTCCAATAATCATGTATCGCGTATACAACGGCAATTCTAATTCTCCTGCCCATATAACATCAACACCGCATTGTATTTTAAATTCTTCTAGGTCTTTAGCTGTTCTAACATGTTCGGGTATATCATAATTATTGCTCTGGAGAACTAATAAACTATTATGTGGCATACCTGATTTCCAAAGATCGAATTGATCTTGAGTGATATGTTCACAACTTGTGTTAATAATAACATCGGCATCACTACGGATAGCACACATGTCAGCAGTTACCGCTTTAAACTTGCCCTGTATTTCTTCTTGCTTATTCATCATAGTAGCAATAGGCTCACAGCTAGGATCAATATCAATACTGCGAATACTATTGATATAGATATCGCTTTGAAATAACATA